GCCATCAGTTGTTTCTGCGGAGTTAGCTGATACGCCAACTTCTGGAGATGCAAATGTGGTTGACTCAAAGTGCTCAAGGATGGCACGTTCTTGCTCTGGTACAAACCGTGCTTCAAGCTGTGCTGAATAGAATGAATCTTGCGCAGCTTTCTTGGTTAGGTATGTTGCAGACTGCAAGTACTTATCAACTGTGAAAGAGAACTCAGCTGTGTCCATCGGTGTGTAAGCAACTGCTGCATCTTCTGTGTAGTCAGCTACGGTTGTTTTACCGATTGTTGGGATTGTGAATGTGTCACCATCTGGGAAACCGTCAAGCATACGTACATAACGTTGTGCTTGCATCTCGTCCCGTAGGATGTCTTTTAGTTCAGAAGAGTATACCTCTGAACGGATTAAACGCTGTGTATCAGCATTGGAGGAAATCATGCCAGCCATTGTGCTAGTCCTTTTAGTTTGATTTAAGAGAGTTTAGTTACCGAACCTATCACCCATCTTCATCTTATCTGAGATAAGTTGTTGTTGATTACGGGGAGAATAGTATTCGTGTGGGTTCTCTCGGCGTAGCTTTTGGTAGTATGACCAATTACGTTCTGCCGAGACTTGCATATTGACACCCTCAGTTCGTACCGAGCCTTGAACCATAGGGTTCTGTTGGGCTTTAGGTGCTTCACCGATAAGAGCAAAGAAGGCGTTAGGAGATTCAGCTGCAATGTCACGTAAACGATCCATTGACATACCTAGCTCTTCAGCTTTCTTAGTTACAACAGCTGTGGCTTCTGTGCCAAAGCTTTTGCTTAGCTCCTGATCTACGTGGGATAGGTTCTGCTTGACAGCAGTATCGTTCTCCCTCTGTGTCAGTGTCTTCTCAACAAGGCTCTTCAGGTGTTCCTCACTAATGCCATCAGTGGTGTTCTGTGCATTCGTGTTACCGTTATTATTGGGCACTCCATCCTTCACTGCGGTAGTGTCAGTGGCCTTATTCTGGAGTTGTTCAAGAACTTGAGCTTGATAATCTTTCTTCTGGATGTCCTCTCGCATGAGTGCTAGCTGCTCTTCTAGAGTCTTAATGTAGCCATCAGCTTCGAGTTTACCTTTAGCAAGAGTCTCAGGATTGCTCCAGTTATCTCCCTTTGCCTCTACGAGTTTCTGTACATAAGATTCCTGTGGTGAGGTCTCTTGTGCTTGATTCTCTGGGGACTGGTCGGTCTGTGTGGTTTCAGCACCGTCAGTAAATACCATGTTTTATTCCTTGTCTAGGTTGATAAGATCAAGCACCGTGGTTAGTGCTCGGTTGAACCCGATCCTATCAGCCTGTTTGAAAGCCCATGAAGGACTGTCATAGTCAGCAGTAGGTGGGATGTCCTTGAGCATAGGCCCTAGGATTTCTTGAAGACGGTCAAGGCTCTCACGGTTTGACAAGATAAGTTGTCGTACCTGTGCTTTCTCTTCTTTCGTCTTACATTCTTTTAGCCATGCGGTCTTCATTTAGAGACCTTGCTCCATGGCGATCTGTTGGTCTTCCTCAAAGTCAACTTGTGCTTCTGTGGCAACCTTCTGTGTTTCCATCTGCTCAACGACTGTGACGTTCTCACCGAACAAAGCTGGTTCACCTAGTTCATCTGCAAGTAGACGAGCAAACTCTTTACCTGACAAGTGAGCAGCCATCGTTGGGTCAGCTAGCTTAAGCTGGTACAGTTGTGTTAAACCTTGTACACGGTTAGCACGTTCAGCAAAGTGACGAGCACCCATTGGAACGATACGTCCGTTACCTTTGATGTCTTCCTTTGTGATCTGCTCAAAGAAGAACAAACCTGTGTTGTCATTCAGTACTCGTACAGTGTCAGCATAGTCCATGTTACGACGAGCAGACTCTAACATTGAGTTCAGGATTGGCTCAAGGAACACACGTTCGAAGTGTGCTGTCTTGTGCTGGAAGATACGACCAGCAGCTGTCATTAGCTGGTTAACCTCAAAGGCTGTCTTCTCCCCTGCACTACGGATACCCATAGCTTCACGTGGGGCACCAGCTAAGGCTTCCATCTTGTTCTCTAGGTTCTGAATCTGGAAGTCAGCATTCAAAGCTGTTGAGTCAGGAACTAAGTAACCTACGTCACCCTCTTCACCCATGTAGATACGAGCAGCTGGTTCGAAGTCGAAGTCCTCTACGTCACCACGGATCTTAAGCATTGGGTAGGCGATCTGATCGAAGACATCAGCCTTCAAGTTCTCTAAGTGGTCGATGCGGTACTGCATACCGACTAGGTTGTCCAAGGGACCCATCGCATAGAGGTTATCAGGACGTTCACGCCACCCTGCATGGAACACTGGTGACTTACCTAGCCAACTAGGGTTCTGCTCATTGGTGAGGATGTATGAACGGTCTACGACTGTGATGACACGGTTCTTATGGAAGACCCCTGTGTCGTTGTCATAGATGTCACCATAGAAGGTAAGAAGTTCTACGTAGTTAGATTCGTAGTATTCCTGCAAGGATGAGAAACCATCAGCAATGAATGCCTGTGACTTTGACACATCAATGTCATTACCTGAGGAATGTGCACGGTTACCTAACATCTTCTCCATGATCTGAGTCATGTAGGCGTTGTCAACACTCTCCTCAACCTTACGAGCAATCTCACCGAGGGTGACAACTGAACGGATGATCTTAGGGCTGTTATCGAAGTCAGGTGCTATCGGGTTAAAGCATACGTCAAAGGGGCTAAGGCGTACCAGACGAGGGCCTACGTAGTGAGGCACTTGGTCACCTACCTGATACTCAGTAACGTCACGTGTGAACTCAACAGTGGCGAAACAGTTACCGTACTGGATGTAGTCGTTAAGAAGTTTACTGACAGTTGTTGTGAAGTCAGACTGACGAATCTTGTTCTCCATATAAGCTTGGATAACATCTCGTTTCATCTTGGTAGCTGAGTCTTGATCGTTAGCTTCAAAACGGAACCAACGCTTCTGTGGGAACAATGCTGAGAAGTAGTTAGCATGTAGGTTGTCAGCAATCTGTGTCAGCTTAGGAGTAGTTGTGCTGTTAGTCCACGGTAGCTTGCTGTTAGATGTAGTACGAGTATCTGTAGCATAGATGTAGTTACGTAACTCTTTCCATTCCTCTAGCTTAGGCTGACGAGCTTTATTCCAAGTAGTCCAACGATTAGCAATGTCCACAGCTAGTGCGTGTGGGTCGATCATGCTATCTAGGTCAATAGTTGTTCCAGCCATTAGAAGGAAACTCCACCAAATCTTTTGTTAAATTGTACCACGTTATCACGATCCCTACGGACGTTACGTGATGGTTTTATTGCCATGTCCACAACTGAAGCCAATGCGTCAATAACATCGTCGTGTGGTGGGTTACGGGATGACAACTCTTCCTCAAGTATTTGAGTATTACCACCACGGTAGTGCCACATACTAAGGTTGTCATAACGAGGCTCAAGGGCTGCTGAGATGCGTTCCTGTTTGTTGCCTTGGTGTTTGTTAGGTCTGAACTCTTCGATGCTCAGTGACAGGCCATGCTGCTTCACTAGCTCCTTGAGTTGTTTAACGATAGCTACCTGAGCAACGGTTGTCTCTGCTCTCATCTTGCGGAATGACCACTTAGTTGATAACTGAAAGATATGATCAAAGTAATCAGATATACGGTCAGTCTTGAAACGGTCAATGTCTAAGACATACACGTTGTTCTCTGCATCAATGCCTATGACAACAATAGCTGTGTAGTCGGCTTTCTTTGATAAACTAAATGCGAAGTCAACAGCTGCATATACGTTAAGTTTGTTATCTCTGTAGAACCAGTAACCGTTCTCTTGGCGTAGGTGCTTACGTTCGAAGTACTGGAACTTGTCACTACCTACAGGTACGTTGTCTGGGTCACTAGGATCGTTGTAGTACTGTGCACGGAACTGACCCTTGTCTAGGTACTGTCCTCGTTTCTTAGCTAGGACTCTTATATCAAAACCAAACCACTTACCATCTCTACGTTGACTACGAGGCCATAGCATCTGACCTGTACCGTCACCGTTTTCCTCTACTGGACGTTCAAAGATCTCATAGATAGTCTCTTCGCCTACCTTGTTACCGTCATCATCATACAAGTCTTCCTCCATCTGGAGTAGATCGTTGTACAAGTCAGCTGGGTGGTAACGAGTACCTACTACCCACTCCCTAGCGTCGGCACCCTCAATGGATGACAAAAGAGAGTATTGACTCTTTACTTTGTTTCTGCCCTCACCTGTGTAGGCATTCTCATAAACTACAATGTCGTCTAGAACTGCAATGTCACAGTGCATACCTGTAAGAGAAGTGGTAAGACCACCAGTGAAAACAGAAGGGTCACGTACATTCTCTTTCTTACGGGCTGGGTGGTCCAACATGATCTCTGAGTTAGTCCACCGTGTACGTTTACCATCTTCAGGATGAACATGATCTGGCCAGTAACGACTATATACCTCAGAGGTTAAGATACTCTTGATGAAGCCTAGTTGTTTCTCAGCTAGGTTAGCTGTGGCTGATATATATAGTATACGTAAGGTTGGGTCTTTGGTTAACTCCCAAGCTACCCTGTAAGCTACAAGACGAGACTTACCGTGGTCACGAGGGAATAGAAGTAGTTGGTGAGACTTGGAGCCTTCCCTATCCCACCAGTTACAAACGTCTTCATGACACTGCCCAAGAACCTGTTCAGGAGCTACTAACTTAATAAAGGTTACTAAGTCAGTCTCGGCTGCTTGTCTGATTTGTTCTAATGTAGCCATGGTATCCCAAGTTGATTAGGTTGTCAACCTTAAAGTTTAAGTTTAGCCAGCGATTGCAGCATTAGCAGCGGTCATATCTTCTGTAGTCCAGTAGTCTTTAGCTACCATGATTTCCAGATGCTCGACATTGCGAGACACTGTGTCTGCCCAGTCAGCGTCTTCCATGCCTTCTGGTTGACCAGCGTTAATCAGAGCAACTGAGTGACCCATTGCTGTGTAGTGCTGTGCGATTTCTTCTGTGGTTGGTGCGTCAGTCATAGTTATGCTCCTTCTAGGGCTGTGATACGTGCTTCAAGTTCTTGGATAGTTTTAACCAGAAGCGGGACAAGTTTGGATTGGTCTATTTCTTGAAGTTTGGGAT